ATCATCAGCAACATGAGGCGACCATACCTCAGTCATTAGTTGCTGCTCTTGTTCAGCACCGTATTTCATAAATTTACCAAAATAATGAATAGTAGAAAATTACCAAGTCCAGCTATGGTGGTTATTCCTATTATTTCTCTTATTACCTCTTTCATATTCTACTCAAAAAAAATTAAAAAAAATTAGTTCAACAGTTACACGTAATATACCCGTGCGAAAAAATGCAAGGGGGGGGTATGATTATTTATGCTCGGAGCATGAGCAGTCAAATCATGGGCGAACCCTTACACGATAACAGCCTTTTACTTTTGTTATCAGCCCTTTTTCTTTTTTAAATCCTTGTTAGGGAATTGCTCTTGTGCTGTAGGTATTGATTTAACAGCATTTATAATCTTTGGTTCTTTGTTATCCGTCATCTGTCCGCCTAATCTCTCTTTTGCACCAGTCAAAACATCATTTAAGTTAATTGTTGCGTGTACATTCTCCACGCGATCCTTCCAGGTCTTTGGGTCTTGGTTTTTTAAGTAGAATATCTGGGCTGTGACGTTGCCGTCTGTCGCTGAAGTAAACAAAGAATTGGTAACTTGAGCCAACCCTCTTGCTTTCCCCCTTTTTAAAGCATCCTCAAAATCCGCAGAGCGTTTTCTATTTCTATCTATAGTATCCCAAGAAACGCCCAAAGCACGGGCAATTTGAGTTGTTCCAAGACCTCTGGAAGCCAAGTTTTCTACTTGTTCTAAATCTAAATTAATTCGTTTTCTACCTGCTTTTTTGGGTAGTTTTTTATCGTTTTCTGTCAAAAATTGCTCCATTTAGATGATTTTTTTATGCTCCGTAAACCCCTATCTTACAGCATTCTTCATAAAAACCCTAAGTTTTTTTGTCTAAATGCTTGATATATAAGTACAATTGCGAGACAATGTGTATGTCAACGAAATACTTTAGGAGGTAAATATGACAAAAGAAATACAAAAACTAAGCAATGAAATTAATGCAATGAAAGAAAAGTTGCATAGCACATCATGGGATGCTTCCCCAAACAGTTTAACAACTAGAGATTTTATAGCATCTATTAATGCCAAAAGAATTCAACTAATCAAATTACAAGATAACCAATAGGAGGTAAACATGACAAACACAAATGAAACATTAGACCAAATGAGAATGAGATTTCGCAAAGAAAGGGAAACCGAATTCAAAAGAAACAAAGAAAATATTTATTTTAGATTGTCAGGTTATGATAAATATTATCAAGCCCACCAATGCTGGAACTTTGCTCAACACATTTTAAAAAATGGTTTTAATCAATATAAACCAAGTGACATAGAAAGCATTTATTTTGATACTCATAATATAACTATTAGGCTACATTCTACAGCTGAAACCGACATTAAAAGATTCAACAGCAAGCAAGAACTATTAGGCTATGTTGTCGGCTTTAATGATTCACAATCTCAAAAGGTGGCGTAATGAAATTAACAAGCAAAGAAAAAGAAATAATAGAACTAGAAAGATTAAATAAACTATATGATGAGGTTTATGAAAAATATAACAAAAGATTGAATAGTCTTACAGCTAAGAGAGATTATGAGATTAGTTATATTTGGAATGAAATCTGTAAGCTACAAAAAAAGTCATCACATCTAAAAAACAGATCAGTAAATGAAATCTAGGGGGAAATAATGCAATCAATACAAAAACCAAAGAAAGTAACACGTCTACAAAAACATTTTGTAACGGACATTATAAGAACTCTGGACGATGACCTTCAGAACTTAGACATTGCATCTATAGAACGCTTAATAATTGTTATGCTCGGCTTCGAGAAGAACTGGCGAGTGTTTCAGGACTATATAACTGGAGAACTTAACCAATGAGCATACCAAAGACAAGAACACATAAAAGCGTAATAGGACAGCTCCGCAAGAAGTACGGACTAAAAGACAACACACCTATTCACAAAGTAGAACAAATAATGACACCTAAGGACTGGCAAGCGTTCAGCGAAGCGTTAACCTTTCCAAATGGTAAACCAACACAAAGGGGGAAATGATGGACCTGCAACTATTACCAATATTTATTTTTATAGCGTTATGCTTGTATGCAACAGCTCTAATTATTAACGATAGCAATAAAAGAAAATGATATTTTCTATAAACATCAACGGCTCAATTGTTGACTGGTGCTACACCATAAACAACCAAGAGAAACAATATCATCAAACTTGGATACCCAAGCTAAAAGATATTCAGATCGTAACTAAAGACCTAAACGGCTTAACAGTTAGCGAAGTTAAAAAAACAATCTTAGAAGATATACAACCAGATATACAAATGGTGAGAGATAACACCAACAAGAAGGCGAGAGCCAGGAGGGAAAAAAATGTCTAAAGAAGGAGACAGAATAAGAGAACTAATTGAAGTGGAGAGAGATTTAAAATCAGCTCCACGAAAAAAAGAAATGGTAGTAACAATCCAACTACAACCGATTGAATTTAATGTTTTCATAGGTAATAAACCACCAACGCGGGATGAAGTAGGAAGGGCAATCATTCAACTAATTGAAAATGATAACTACTACTATGAAGAAATAATCAAGCACGTTAAAGATGAAGATTGACCAGGAACAATTAGAAAAAGCGACTGCATTTATTCTGGAAACAAATAAATACATCTACGAGCAAGCGGAGGAACTGGCATTGCAACATCTTCAAGCAGAAGATAACAAAAACTTTAAGGCTAGGATTAAACGCTACGAGCCAGAAAGCAAAGAAACGCTTTTACACTTTACCGATGAAGTAACCGCCTGGGCTGAGTGTGAAAAGAATTATCCGCTAATGGATTTCATACATAAATTTTTTAGAATTAAGAAGGGTTATAAAAACGAATTGTATTAACGTATAATTAACCAATCACGAAGGCTGAGAAGGGTATCCTCAAACCCCCTAAAGTATAAACTACTCTTCTTGGCTTTCTCTCTCTAACATCACACCTAAACCAACCAAAAGAAAATGCTTATGCTGAACGCCACGTTTCAGTTTTCTATATACTTTCCTCTCTCCGTCTATCGCACACCAGATAATATTTTGATCCATAAGATTCTGAATACCTTTACTAACCGTATGCCTATTCATTCCCACCATTAACGCCAGGTAGCTAACCGCATCATGGCTAGAATAGTCCTGGGCCGAGTACCTCTCGCACAAGGCAAACAACACCAGCTTCTCTCTCGCCTTAATCTCCGAGCTACCCAGATGTTTTTTATACCACTTCCACACTACCTGTTTCAGTTTCGAATAACTCTTATACTTCATGGCTACACCGTAGGTTATCAACCCGCTCTTCTCTGGGGCCTCGATTGGCTCGACCACTAGCCACCATTTCTGCTCTTTCAACTAACTAACCGCCTTGCGTTTACATAACGCTTATTAAACCATTCATTCATTAACTGCATCGGCTCTCTACACATTCGATACACTCGCTTCCTCTTATCCTTCCCTACCGCTTTGCACATATATCCTCTCGCTACAAAATCGTCTAACACCGATGCTACAGTCGACCTACTCCCCATACTGCTTGGCAATAGTTTCACTATTGCTTCAAAATTAATGCTCTTGCTACTCGCGTCAGCAATAGCAACCTCTAAACCTAAAACATAATGCAGAGGGTCAGACCACCAAAACGACATAAATCCTCTATTCCTTCTGTTTCTGTAAAATTCATCCCTAGCCTCTTCCATTCTTCCTTTTAAATGTTTCATTGTTTTCTTCCCTCCGTTTTAAAGATTCCATGTATTCATTTGTTACAGTATTACAACCCAACTTTATCCGTAAATTTTACTGATATTTTTATCCCTGAGAGTTGAGCCGTTAGGCTCAATCTCTCTATTAGTTTAGTCTAGGATATATGGCTACCCGTATAGCCAATCATTGGCTACCCATATATACAATAATTGGCTACCCGTATATCCAATTACCCTTTTCCTTTATCCTTCTTTTTGGTCTCTTTTTTGGTCTTTTTCTTACCAAAAATCCTATCCCAATT